TAGCAGGCTTAGCCTTCGCAGCAGCAGGCGCAGCAGCAGCAGCCTATGCTGGCAAGTTAGCCATCGATGGTGTCAAGGCTGCCATTGAAGATGAAGCAGCACAAACACGCCTAGCCACATCATTGAAGAATGTGACAGGCGCAACAGATGCACAGATCAAGTCCACAGAGGCTTACATCCTCCAGTCATCATTAGCATTCGGTGTCACAGATGACAAACTCCGTCCATCATTAGATCGCTTGGTCCGATCTACAAAGTCAGTCGAGGAAGCACAGAAGTTACAGACACTCGCAATCAATATTGCTGCCGGTACTGGCAAGGACTTACAGGCAGTCTCAGAAGCATTAGCAAAGGCTCACGATGGCAACTTCACAGCTCTAAAGAAACTGGGCGGTGGCATTGATGAGAACATCCTCAAGTCTAAGGATTTTGATGCTGCAACAGCTGCGCTATCTAAGACATTCGAAGGACAGGCAACAAAGCAGGCTGAAACCTTCTCAGGTAAATTAGATCGACTCAAGATCGCATTTGATGAAGGCAAGGAAACCATCGGCTCATTTATTCTGGATGCAATCACTCCTATGGTTGATGCAATCGTCACTTATGTAGTCCCAGCCGTTCAAGCATTCGCTGCTGGCTTAGGTGGTGGAGAAGGCTTAAAGACTCAATTCTTAGTCATTATCGATATTGCCAAAAAGATATTCATCCCAGTAATTCAAGGTATTCAATATGCTTTCGATAAGATTAAGAAAGCAGTCGAGGACAACAAAGAATCATTCCAGACTTTATTTGATTTCCTAAAAACCTATGTCGCACCATTCTTGGGCGGTGCTCTAAAGATAGCCATTAAGGGTATTGGTGATGCTCTTTCAATCGTGATCAACGTGGTGGCTAAACTCATTGATGGCTTTGAGACTCTGATTAGACTTGGTGCAAAGGTAGGCAACTTCATTGGAGACATCAATCCATTCGGAGGCGGTAGAGCTAGTGGTGGTCCAGTCTCGATGGGTAGGACTTATCTCGTAGGCGAGAAGGGTCCAGAACTATTCTCACCGGGAACTAGCGGAAGCATCATTCCTAATAAGGCTCTAGGTGGTGCTTCATCTGGTACGACTATCAATATCTCAGTCTCAGGCGCAATCGACCCAGCATCTACTGCTCGTCAGATCGCCAACCTTCTCAAGAATGAAGCGAGCACATCTGGCTCATTCTTCAATCTAGGTCAGAGTGTCTTTGCATAATGACATGGAATCCGAATTGCTCAGTTACCGTTGATGGGGTTGATTTCAGCTCTAAGACAATCAACGCTATAAGTGTCACATTCGGTAGATCATCCTATTGGGAGCAGGCTCGGTCGAGCACAGCAACGGTCCAGATAGCCAACTGGGATAACACAGACTATGGCTTCGAGATCAACGACTCAGTAGTCATCAAAGTCGATAACGCAACTCCAACGACTCGGACAGTATTTACAGGTAAGGTCACAAGCGTATCGACCACCATCGGGGCTCTGGGTTCAATCAATGAAGTTTCAATCATTACCATCTCAGCCGTTGGACCATTCGCTGCCATGTCTCGCAAAGTCCTCTCAACCTCTTATCCGCGAGAGATGGACTCAACCCGCATGTCAGCAATCTTCACCGATGCTGGAGTCACAGTCGATACAGTCGATACACCGGGCATCTATGAATTCGCTGCTACTTCATCATTTACAGCAGACTCTTATGCCACAGCTGCTAAATACGCTGGCATGGCTAATGGCTACATTTACGAGACCACAGACGGTGAAGTAGGTTTCGCCAATGAGTCTCGGAGAACGGTCGATGTAGATACCAATGGCTACATGACCATCCCAGAGAACTACATCCTATGGAGATCAGTTTCCAGCAGTAAGAGCCTTGCAGATGTCCTTAATGCGATTACTTTGACCTACCATAACAATGGGGTCGTAACAGCCTCAGATGCCACTTCACAGGGCTTGTACGGGGTACTAGGCTCGTCTATATCAACCGAGCTACATAATACGTCAGAGGCTCAGGAACTGGCTGACAAGTATGTTGCGCTCCGTAGAGTGCCTCAGCTGAACATGTCCTCATTCACGATCCAGTTAGATTCGCCTAATGTGACCTCAGCCGATCTAGACAAATTCCTTCAGATGACTATGGGTAAGGCAGTCAGCATCTCAGGGCTTCCGGTATCTCTCATGCCTAACAATTACTATGGTTTCGTTGAAGGCTGGACACTCCAAGTCTCACGGAATCAAGCTGCAATCTCGCTTATCACTAGCGAGTCCTCATATTCAATCCAGCCTACTCGCTGGCAGGATGTTTCAGCCTCACTTGCATGGAATGCAGTCGGGGCTGCGGTACAATGGATCACATACGACTAGGAGCAATGAATGGCAACTACAACAAATTACAGCTGGTCCACACCAGATGACACAGCATTGGTCAAGAATGGTGCTAGTGCTATTCGTACGCTTGGTAGTGCAATCGATCAGACAATGGAAGATATCTACTTCCTATCAATCATGGGAGCGAACTAATGCCTAATACACCAAAAGTCTTCAGCCGTACAGCGGCATCGACTACCACATCCACAGTCCTTTACACAGTCCCAGCCAGTACAACAGCGATCGTGACTAACATCGTGGTTACTAATACAGGCTCAGTTAATTACACTTTCACGCTTAGCCTAGATGATATCGCTCTACATACAGCGACCACAGTCGCAGCAAACTCATCCGTCTATATCGACTTTAAGCAGGTATTAGGTACGACTAAGACCATCAAGGGTGGAGCATCGAACACAGCGGTGAACTTCCACATCAGCGGAGTGGAGATTTCCTAATGCCTATTTCCTCATATCCACCAGCGGTCGCAGGTTCATGGACTGAACTGGCATCAAGCACCATCTCTGGCAATCCATCCAGCGTGAGCTTTACTTCAGTTTCGACTTCATATTCTCGCTTGCTTTTATCATGGGTTGATATTTATCCAAATGTAACGGATGTAATCAATTTACAGGTCAGACTTAATAATGACACAGCATCGAACTATTCTCACGCGAGTAACAATGTTACTGGTTATATTGGGAATGGTAATGCTGACTCAATAATCGTATCGAACGATGTTGGCACATCTTCATCACGGTCAAGTGGCTTCCTGCTAATCACAGGTGCTAATGACATCTGGAAGACTATGACATTTACTAACAATTTTAACGGGGTTGGTTCAGCTCGTGGAGTCGGTGCTCAAGATGGCACAGCACAATGGCATAGTGCCACAGCAATCAATCGTCTTGATCTATTTATATCTACCTCATCTTTCGGTGGCGGTACAGTCAAACTTTACGGAGCGAACTAATGGCAAAGATAATCATTATTGACTGCTCAACAGGTGAAGAGACCATCCGCGATCTAACCAAGAAAGAACTCGCAGAACTGACAAAGGCAACAGATGTCGAAGCCACGCCTGAGTAAGTCTGCTATCCAACTGAGAGAACAGATCGATGACAGTTTCCCAGATAGAGATAGAACTTCGGATGGGTGGATCGGTGATAGCAAACACGCTGCGAGCAAGTCTGATCACAATCCAGATGCTCAAGGATGGGTACGCGCCATCGACATCGATGCTGATCTCAACAACGCAAAAGGGACTTCCGTCTATCTTGCTGATCAAATACGATTACATGCGAAGTCCTCTAAGCGAATCACTTATGTTATCCACATGGGCAAAATCTGCTCACGCAAATCCTTATGGCGATGGGTTAAGTACACAGGAATCAACCCACACAACCACCACATCCATGTCTCGTTTGCTAAAACTGCGGACTTGGATCAAACATTTTTTAACATCCCGATGCTAGGAGGCTCAAATGGCTAGAGTAACTATCAGCTCTAATAACCTCTTCCCCGGTCCTAGAGGACAAAAGGGCGATCCCGGTCCAGCAGGAGGACCAGAGGGTCCAGCAGGTCCACAAGGTCCACAAGGCAACACAGGACCACAAGGTCCACAGGGCATTCAAGGTCCAGTCGGTCCAACTGGTGCAGGTGGTGCTCAGGGTCCAAAGGGTGAAACTGGCAACACAGGTCCGAAGGGTGATACTGGAGATACTGGTGCACCCGGAGCAGCTGGAACAAACGGAACTAACGGTACTAACGGCACTAACGGAACAAACGGAACAAACGGCATTGATGGACTTGGTTATAATGTAACTACTACTGGATCATCTCCTTTATTTCCAGTACCCGGAACAATCCCGGGCAGTAGAACATTTCTTGTAAGTAATACTGGTGCCTATGTAGTAGGAATGTATGTGCGTGTTACTGCTACTTCGGATTCGACTGCTTTCTTTATTGGAACAATTACAGCAATCGTTAGCAATACATCCATCACAGTAAATTGCACATCATCTGGTGGTTCTCTTACAACCAGAAGTTTTGCTTTCAGCATTGAGGGTGTAAAGGGTGACACAGGCGATACTGGAGCGACTGGAGCAACCGGAGCGCAAGGCATCCAAGGCATCCAAGGCATCCAAGGTATTCAGGGTGTAAAAGGCGATAAAGGCGATACTGGAGATACCGGTGCGACAGGCGCAGCTGGAACAAACGGACAAGGCGTACCCGTAGGCGGTACTGCCGGTCAAGTGTTATCTAAGATCAACTCAACAGATTACAACACCCAATGGGTAGACCAAAGCGGCGGTGGTGGTAGTGGTGAAAGTTTCGATCCTTTAGACTTTAGATCAACTCGTTATTACATACAACAAACAACTTTTAGCGCAACCACTATCGCTGTTAATACTACTCGGTATCTTCCATTCTTTGTAAAAGAATCTGCTAATTTTGACAGGATAGCAATTAGAACTTCTGGAACCTTTTCAGGTACGGCGACAGTTAGATTGGGTATATTTAATGATTCAGGGGGGATACCAGGAACAGTAAATCTTGATGCTGGTACTGTTTCTTGCACTACTTCTGATACTGTATTCCAAATTACAATTAACCAAACTTTAGCAAGAGGCTGGTACTGGGTGGCTGCTAACTCGACAGCAGCTGCAACGATCAACAGCTTTTTATCTGTTTCAGACAGTCCTCATAAAGTATGGATGGGATTAGATCCATTACTTAACCAAAGTCTACCCGCTATGACACAAAGCGTAAATGTGACTTCTGGGTTTGCTACTGCTTCAAGTCCTACTTATACAAACAGTTCCCACGCTATCGCATTAAGGAAATCATAGTGTCAAAAATAATCACATACGGGCTAGGCGGGTACGACCCATCAAAGCCAAACGACAATATCGTTGAAATAATCGACATCCCAGATGAGGAGCAAGAATGAAGAATCCAATCGTCCTAGCAGCAGGAGCATTCCTAGCAGCATGGTCAGCAACTAACTTCACACTAGATTACCGAGCGATCCTATTCGCCATTCTTTCAGGCGTATTCGGGTATGCCACACCTAAAAAGTAATGAGTGTGGTGGACACAGCGGCAATTGCTGTTGCTGTTACGACCGTTATTGGTTCATTTATTGGCTCAGTCAGATGGTTAGTAAAACACTACCTAGCAGAGCTGAAACCAAACGGGGGAAGCTCGATGAACGATAGAATTACCAGACTTGAAGAGCGTGTCGAAACTGTAATCCGTCTCTTAGAGAGGTGACAATTAAGTCATGGCAAAAAAGAAGGTAATCGATCTTGATACCTATTCAGCGTTAGATGCTTGGGCTATTGGCTTACAGGAGATGTATAGAGCTCTTCGTAAAGCCGGGTTCGATGTTGAACTATCCTTAGCAATCATCGTTGAGCCAACTGCTTATCCGGGTTGGATATTGCCTACTCCAGTCGATCCAGACAGGTTCGGCGATTACGAAGATGAGGATGACGATTAAGCGAATAGTTATAGTCAGCGACCTTCAAGTTCCTTACCATGACCGCGTAGCAACCCGCAACCTAGCATCATTCATTAAGAAGTTTAAGCCAGACCAAGTAGTGACCATTGGCGATGAAATCGACCTTCCACAGATATCCAAGTGGGAAGAAGGTCGCATGGGCAGTTATGCTCAGACCCTAGATGATGATCGGAATGAAGCTGTTGATCTACTTTGGGAGTTAGGCGTTACAGACTGCATCCGGTCAAATCACACAGACCGCCTATACAACATCATCATGGCTAAAGTACCAGCATTCGGAGCATTGCCAGAGCTGCGCTTTGAGAAGTTCATGAAGTTCGATGAGTTAGGTATTACCTTCCACAAGAACCCTATGGCTCTTGCTCCTAACTGGATCGCAGTACATGGAGATCATACCCCTATCAAGCCACAGGGGGGCTTATCAGCCCTAGAGGCGGCTCGTAGGCATGGTAAGAATGTAGTCTCAGGACATACTCACAGAGCAGGGCGTTCTGCCTTCTCAGAGGCTTCTGGAGGGCGTATAGGGCGTGTTCTACATGGTGTCGAGGTAGGCAATCTCATGGACTTTAAGCAGGCTCATTACACTAAAGGCTCGGCTAACTGGCAACAGGCTTTCGCCATCATGTATGTACATGGGTCAAAGGTTCAAGTCGATCTAATCAATATCGAGAAGGATGGAACATTTATTGTGGCTGGAAAGACCTACGGTCGAGCCCGATAATCGTTATAGTTTCGTTATCTAAATATACTAAATCCGTCTGACATATATGCAACACTAATCCCAAGAGCGAAAGTATCGCTTGAAAGGGAGCAATATGGCAAACACAGACAAGCTGCTTCTCATCTGTATCATTGGGCTAGTTATCAGCTCGATCATCATCGCTATTGATGCGTACAGAATGGGGCACGAAAGAGGTTTAAGAGAAGGCTGGCACAGAGGGCGATCAGTTAGCCGTCAGGAGTTTTGGGAAGAATGAAAGCCGATGAAATCCTACTCACCGCCACAGACACAATCGGTCAGCGTGGTCTTACATACGGTCATCCTGCGGATAACCTGCAACACACAGCAATGCTCTTCTCAGCATACTTACAAACACCAATACACGACTACCAAGTCGCAGGACTCATGGTCTTACTTAAACTTGCCAGAACTAGCCAGTCAGCACAGCAGATCGATACTTGGGTAGACATGGCATCATACGCTGCATTAGGTGGACAACTAGCAACAGAGGAGAACGAACTCTATGTTTAATTTAGAAGATTATGAAGATGTCGCAGCTAGAGTGCTGCGCTTTCAGAAGGCTTACCCAGAAGGAAGGATCGTCACAGATGTCATTCAATTCAATCCAGAGAAGGGCATCGTACTTATTTCGGCACAGATTTATCGTACCGCTAGTGATACTTTGCCTGCGGGCGTTGACTATGCTTTCGGTGATGCTTCTACGTTTAACTCAGGCATGCGTAAATGGTATGTTGAAGATACATCGTCGAGTGCAATAGGAAGAGCATTGTCGCTAGTCCTAGAAACTCAGAAGAAGCCAACAAAGCAAGACATGGCTAAGGTCGTTGTGAAGAAGGTCGAAAAGCCTGCTGTTGCAGATGTCAAGCCAGACGATCAGGACTATTGGACTACTCCTGTCAATGAGTACCGAGGTGTAGTAGATGCACCAGTTACCTTAGACAAAGCACTAGAGACTGTTGCAGCCATCATGGGTACTGGAGAAGCTGCGGAAGCACCATCATGTCAGCATGGACATATGCTTTGGAAAGAGGGCGAGAAGAATGGCAGAGCATGGGGCGGGTATTTCTGTGGTCATGCGCCACGCACAGGCGAGGCTAAGTGTCCGACTGTCTGGTATGGGTTGAGTAGTGAAGGCAA